GGATGCATACCGTCCTTCACCAGCGTATGATGCTGCCTGACCGTCAGATCGGTTATCGCACACAACTCATTCAGCGTGATTTTGTCAGTCATACTTCTGAAGCGGAAGATGGGCGATACGATTCGACGTTGGTGATGCGGGCTATGCTGCAATACTACCGGCGGCTGGGCAAGGAGATGAGCGTAAACGAGCAAATGGAGCGTCGGACACGATTGCAGGCGGATCTTTTGCAGAGCAAGCTGGATGTTGAGCGTGGAAAGTTGCTGCCGGTGGATGGGGTGATGAGTGCATGGGAGTTCATACTGATGAACATTCGACAGAGAATCCAGCATCATGCTAATTTTGGAGCGGATGTCAAAAAAGAGATCTTGTCCGAGCTCAAAGCAATCCCAGTCGAAGATTATAGACTACCAGAGTCAATTTCGGAACATGCTGAGGAAGAGCCTTGAGCTTGCGTTCTCGGAGACGGACGAGCTGACGGTGTGGCAGTGGGCCGAGCGTTACCGGCGGCTGGGCAAGGACGTGACGGCGCTTCCCGGCGCTTACCGAGTCAGTAACACCCCATACCAGCGAGAGCCGCAAGAATCATTTACCGACAGGGATGTTCAATCTACCGTGCTTTGGTGGGGCTCCAGGCTTGGGAAGACCGAGACGCTCAACAACCTCGAAGGATACGTCGCCGAACATGACCCGAGCAGCGTCCTTGTGGTTTACCCGACGCTGGACAGCGCCAAGAAATGGTCAAAGGAATTCTTCACCCCGATGGTCAACGCAACCCCGAAACTGCGCGGCCGCATCCGAGAAGCCAAGAGCCGAGACTCCAACAACACGATTCTCTCGAAGCATTTCCCCGGTGGTAAAATTTCAGCGATAGGAGCGAACTCTCCGAGTGGTTTCCGTCAGATCCAAGCGCGGGTCGTGATCTGCGACGAGATCGATGCGATGGAGAATGGAGCGGAGGGCGATCCGGTGACGCTGGCATTCAAGCGCGCCGACAATTACTCGGACTCGATCCAGGTGTTGAGTTCGACCTCGACGATCAAGGGATTTTCGCGGATCGAAAAAGCGTATTTGCAGAGCGACCAGCGGAAATGGTTCGTTGCGTGCCCGAAATGTGGAGCCGATCAACTGTTGGTTTTCTCGCAAGTGCATTGGCCGGGGCGCGAGATATTCGAGATCAACCCGCAGGCTCATGCTGATGCCTGCGACCCTGAGAAAGCACACTACAATTGCAGCCACTGTCAGACAGAGCTGTCAGACACCGACCGCGTTGCGATGGTCAAGGCCGGGAAATGGCGCGCGACTGCGCCTTTTCGTGGCGTCCGAGGCTATTGGCTCAATGGACTCAACACGACGTTCCCCGCCAAAAAGGGTTTCAAGACCAAGCTGCACCAGATGGCGCAAGAATACATGACTGCGCGGCTGGAGGGCGACGAATCCATGCAGGTATGGACGAACACGTTTTTGACCGAGAGTTACGAGCCTGCGGATTCGACCATCCCACTCGATCCACTCTACAAGCGACGCGAGGAATACACTCACGAGTTGCTCCCTCCGAAAATTGTGCTGTTGGTTGCGGGCGTGGACGTGCAGTCCGACCGGATTGAGATGGAGGTGAGCGGTTTTGGGGATGGTGAAGAATGGTGGGGAGTGGAATTTGTGAGGATCTTGGGCAACCCGAGCACACCGGAGCCGTGGCGGGTGCTGAGCGAGGCGCTGTGCAAGCTCTACACTCACCCACTTTATGGGCCCATGCGGGTGAAGATCGCATTTGTCGATTCGGGCTATTTGCAGGCAAGCGTATTTCGGATCGTGCGCAACTGGGAACAACGCCGGATTCAGGAGCCGGGGCATCGGGAAGATCCATTGATGTTCGCGGTGAAGGGCGTAAGCGGGGAATGTCCGATTGCGCCGCGGCTGCACAGCCGCAGCAACGCCGCACGCGCGGCTGTCTGCCGGGTCGGCGTCGATATGGCCAAGGATGAACTGCACGCTCGGATCAAGCTTGTGTTTCCAGGGCCGAAATATTTGCACTTCCCGATGGCTTACGAACTCGAATGGTTCCAACAACTGCTCGCCGAGAAACCGTATTACGAATTGCGGAAGGGTAAGGTCGTGAAAGTGTGGAAGAAGGCAAACAAACAGGACAGGAATGAGGCGTTGGACATTCGTGTCTATTCTTTGGCTGCGTTCATTTACTACCGGCGGCTGCCGGAGTCGATCAAGGGGAGCCTGGACAAAGCGCTGGCGGCAAAACAGCTTGCAAAGTCGGTTGAACAGCCTGAAACTGTCATTAGCAAAACTAATGACGAAACCTTTAGTCGGCCTGCGGTCAATCGATTTGCGCGGACGGCTGGCGGCGGTGGGTTCGTAAAAGGTTGGCGAAAATATCGATGGCTGCCCCAATCCCAAGCACTGAACCGACAGTTGCATCAGCCGGGAACACGATCACATGGTTGAAATCCCTGCCAGATTACCCGGCTGACCAGGGCTGGGTGCTGTCCTACGCATTCGTTTCGACTGTTGGGAATAAGTTCGCCGTGACGGCTGCGGCGAGCGGTAGCGATCACCTGGTAACGATCACGGCTGCGACAAGTGCGGCTTACGCGGCCGGAAAATGGTCATGGCAGAGCTATGCGACCTCCGGCGCGCTCCGTTACCTGGTCGATGACGGACTTCTCCAGATCCTGCCCAATTACTCTGCGCAAACGACCACGCTCGACACTCGGAGCCATGCTCGCAAATGTCTTGAGCTGATCGAGGCGGCCATGCAGGGCAGACTGCCGGACGGGCTGGACGGTTACAACATCGGCGGGGTGGACATTCGCATGATCGGACTGGCGCAACTACGCGTAATGGAAGATCAGTATCGCGCGGACGTGATCCGAGAGGAGCAAGCTGAGAATATTTCCAAGGGGCTGGGGAGCGGCAGAAATATTTACGTGCGCTTTGGCCGACCATGAAACTAATCGAGCGCGCGATGCGCAAATTCGGTTACGCTAAAATCCAGACGCGCAGCGGGAATTTGTTCAATGCGGCGGCTGTCAACCGGCTGACCAATGACTGGTCAATCAACACCCTATCGCCGGATGCAGCGATCTGGAAAGATCTCAGATCGCTGCGCTCACGGGCGCGCGACCTGGAACGTAACAACGATTACGTCAGAAAGTTCCTCAGCGACCTTGAGAAAAATATTCTGGGATCTTTCGGGATCGGTCTTCAGATGAAAATCAAGGACCCGAACGGATCTTATGACCGAGTGGCGAATGATCTGATCGAGACGGCCTGGAAAGATTTCTGCAAGCGCGGCACCTTCACCGTTACCCGGAAAATGAGCGCATTGACTGCGTGCCGGTTGATTGTCAGGAGCATCGCGCGCGACGGTGAATGCCTGATCCGCAAGGTGAGGGGATTCGAGAACGGATGGGGATTCTCGATTCAGTTGATCGAGTCCGACCTGCTAGACATCGATTACAACTCGTTCCCGATGGGCGGCAACAAAATCAAAATGGGCGTCGAACTTAATCAGTGGGACGAGCCAGTTGCCTACCACATTTTGCCGGCGCATCCGGGGGATTTATTCACCGGCAGCACGGAGATTTACAAGAATCGCGTGCGCGTACCAGCGGAAGAGATTCTGCACCCGTTCATCCCGGAGCGAATCGGCCAGACTCGAGGTTATCCATGGCTTGCATCGTCGATGCTCCGGCTTCAGATGCTCGGTGCGTGGGAAGAGAGCGCACTCGTGGCGGCGCGTAACGGGGCGAGTACGATGGGATTCTTTGAGCGCACGACTCCCGAGGGTTGGAGCGGAGAAGACGACGGGCGCGGAAATTTGATTCAGGAAGTCGAGCCTGGGCTCCTGCAAGACTTGCCCATGGGGGTCACTTTCAAACCTCACAATGCAGCCTATCCGAACATCGAGAGTAGCGCGTTTCGAAAGGACATTTTGCGCGGTATAGCCAGCGGCCTGTGTGTTTCCTACAACAATCTGGCCGGGGATTATGAGTCTGTGAATTATTCGAGCCTGCGCGCGGCTGCGCTTGATGACCGCGAGGTTTGGAAAATGATCCAGACGTTTTTCTGTGATGAGGTGATGGCTGGGATCTTCGAGCCGTGGTTGGAAATGGCTTTGATGAGCGGGAAAGTTGCATTGCCGTTGCGCAAGCTCGATAAATTTACGGCGCCGGAATGGAAGCCGAGGCGATGGAGCTGGGTGGATCCGCTCAAGGACGTCCAAGCATCGATCCTGGAGGTTGACAATGGATTCACGTCAAGGAGGCAGATCATCGCGGAAGACGGGGGAGACATTGAGGATACCTTCAACGAGATATCCGAGGATGAAGCGCTAGAGGAGGAATACGGGATCGAGCTTGGAGTGAACAAACAGGCGGTGGCGGATGCGGCCGTGGCGACCGCAAAAGAAGAGGCTAAAGTTCCCCCGGGAAAGGATTAAAATGCCGGACGCGCACAAAAATTTCTCAATTTCGACGGTGCTTACGGCTCCGAGTCCTGCGGCGAGCGGCACATCTCTCGTTGTCGCGGCTGCTGGCGGCCTTCTTTTTCCAACCCCTCCGTTCAACGCTACGATCTGGCCGACAGCGGTTCAGCCAACATCAGTCAATGCGGAGGTGGTTCGGGTTACTCTGATCGTTGTTGACACCCTGACGATCACGCGCACGCAGGAGGGATCATCGGCTCGGACTATCGTTGTTGGTGACCAGATTGCCGCGACGATAACAGCAAAGACGTTCACCGACATTGAACTCTCGCTTCCGACGACCTACGCGGGCGACCCGAACGGTAATCTGGACGGCAATCCAGGCCGTCCGTGTTACGACACCGTCGGAGAGAGGAACTGGATAAAAACAACGGCGGCTGCAACATTAACTGGTTGGCAATGAAAACTCGTTTACTATTTTCGGTTCTGGTTTTGCTCACATGCTCGGTGCGCGGCCAGATAAATAATATCGTAGCTCCGGGAGGCACGTTGACGCTCAAGACCAACGTAACGGTGACGGGTGCGCTTGTGGTTGGAGCAACCAATATTGTTGGTGCGCTCAGCTCGAAAGCCGAACTGGTTTCTCCTGCGTTCACGACTCCAAGCCTCGGGGCCGCGACGGCTCTCACCCTCGACACCGGCCAAGGCGCCAACGAACTCTACGACATGGACCAGGATGTGATGACGACTTCTGATCCATTGTTTGGAGTTATTACAGCCAAGAAATCGTTTCGGGTTTATCAGGGTTCACTCACGCACGCCGGTACAGTCACGCTGGATTTTGACGCAACCACGACTGTCAACGCCCTGACGATCACCGGCAATGTCACATTCGCCACATCGAACCTCGCGACTAATCGGACCTACCGATTGAAGATTACAGGCACGAGCACGAATGCCACGCCTACATTTCCGGCTACGTGGAATTTCCTTGGTGGCGCTCCAACGGTAATCACAGCGTCGAAGGTAGGAATGCTCTCCCTAGAAGCATGGGGAACAACTGATGAGAGCGTAGTCGCTGCATTCTCCGAGGCACAATGAAGACTTGCTTCCTTTTGGCTGTTGTCCTCTTTTTTGTGGTTTGTACAAGTAGTCAACCAGCGTTCTCGACTGGCGACCTTGCTCACATTAACAGCACATCTCCACTTAGAAAAAACCTTGAGGGATACTGGAGATTAGGCGAGGCAACTGGAACAACGAGATACGATGATTCTAAAAACGGAGTCCATCTGACCAGCAATAACGGCGTTAGCCAGCAGGTGGGAATGGTAAACAATTGTTCGGGTTTCGTAAGTGCAAGCACACAATACTTAAGCGCAGCAAATACCAACCAGCTTCAGTTTTTACTTTCAACTCCGTTCACTTTAGCTGCATGGGTTAAACTCACAAACAACGCTACAACGCAAACCTTAGTGTCGAAATTTACTGCGTCCCCATTTAGGGGATATATGACGTACGTTCAAGCGGGCAAATTTAAGGTTGTTCTGTACTCAACAAGCACCGCTTCAAAAATTCTTGCTGCAAATGCGGTCATAACCAATGCCGTCTGGCATTTTCTGGTCGGAACTCACGACGGCACAGGAACGACGAACGGCTTAAAGGTTTGGGTTGATGGAACAAATGACACAACAGCAGTCCCTACAACGGCTGGTACTCTGACAGATATAAATAATACAGCCGAGTTTAATGTTGGGGTTTACGGTTCATCAATAAGCCCAGCAAACGGCCTCATTGACGAAGTTGGAGTCTGGTCGAGAGTTCTGACCACAAATGAGATAGGCAAGCTCTACAGAAGCGGACTCGGAACGCATTTTCCTTGGGCGCATCCATGAAGATTTTACTCATGCTGTTGGTATTCTTGGTTTGCGTCTCCGCACAAGCCGCGACGTTGGCCAGCGCACGCGCGAAGGTGGACGCGTGGCTTACAAATAACTGGTCAGCAGTCACGACTCGACAGGCAACATATCTTGCTGCACACGGACGATACTGGCAGGGATTGCTAACTTGCACAGATACGAACGGAATCCCAAACTTCACAACCGGAGCCGATGGCGATTCGATTCAGAACAATCTCGCATCTAAACCCTATTACCAGTCCGAATCTATTACGGATATTTTCCCGGAGTTTTTGGGTCTCCCTCTGCCAGCAGCATTCGAGTGCACGCAATACGTTGGACCGTTCGGAAAAGGATATGTCGTGACCGTGTGGGTTCGGTTCAACGGTACGATTTATACTCGGTCAAAGGGTGTCGGACCGGAATCGAGAGATGCAGCATGGGCCGCTTGGGTTCCTGGGTTATGACCATCCCTCTCCTCATCCTTCTCGCCTGCAGGCTGCCGATAGTCGGCAAGCGTTTCATGGAAAAATGCGCCGTGACATGATGGGTTTTTATTACTTCGGCCAACCGTATTTTGGGCAAGGGTCAGTCAACGTCGCTGCACCTGTGTCCCCCACCACGCCGCGCACAAAGAAAGAGCGCATGACCCCCGTGGAGAAGCGAGCTTACGAGAAAATTCGCGTGCTTCCTCCGGATGCTTTGCGCCTTACCCGTTGACTTCCACTATTAGAGAGCCTAATGATTGTAAGTAGATGAGTAGAACGATCAAATCGGGCATATTCTACCGAACGCTAGAACTCGGCGGCGATGGAGACAAGGTGCGGGCCTCCGTAGACATGGAAAAACGCACGATCCGCGTCGCGTTTGCGTCCGAGGTTCCCTGCCAGAGATTTTTCGGAAACGAGATCCTCGATTGCTCTCCGGAAAGCGTTGACCTCAGCCGCATGAATTCAGCCGGGCCCCTTCTGATGGATCACAATCGCGAGGATGTCGTTGGAGTGTGCGAAAGCGCAAGATGTGATTCGGACAAGAAGGTGAGAGGGACGTTTCGATTCGGCAAATCTGATCGTGCGAGTGAAATTTTAACCGACGTTGCGGATGGAATCCGCTCGCTGGTTTCTGTCGGATATCGAGTCAAGAAAATGGTGACCGAGAAGATCGAGGACGGTGTGGAAACCCTCCGCGCGGTCTCTTGGATGCCGGTTGAAGTCTCGATAGTGAGTGTGCCTCTCGATCCAACTGTTGGAATCGGGAGAAGCAACTCAAACGAAACTCTTGAAATTCAAATTATGGATACAACTTCACAACCTCCGACCGCTTCAGCGTCGCCTCCCGCTGCGCCTCCGGGCCGGTCAGAGGCCGATGTCAGAAAGGACATCCTGAAAGATCATGCCGAGATCCGGGCAATCGCTTTGAAAGCGAATCTCGTCGAACTCGGTGAACAGGCAATTCAAGCCGGCACTGACCCGCAGACATTCCGACAGCAAGCATTTGAGAAAGTTTGCACGGGCGCGAGATCAATCCCCTCTACGGCTCCCGAACTTGGGATGTCGAACAATGAAATCAAGCGCTACTCGATAGTCCGCGCTATCAACATGATTGCCAACCGTCAGCCATTGGATGGACTCGAAGCCGAAGCCAGCAAGGCAGTCGAAAAACAAGTCGGGAAAAGGCCGGACGGTTTTTTCGTTCCCTACGACGTGACATCAAGATCGTTTTCCGAGAGCAAGGAAATAGATTCACGATCCGCGTCCGAACTTCTCCTGCAACTTCGAGCTCTCGTGCCAAACGTATTTTCTGCGGGCGGTGCGCTGATATCTACTGATCTGCTCACGGGATCGATGATCGATCTGTTGCGAAACGCGATGCAGGTGATGGCGCTGGGCGCTCGCAATCTGACCGGGCTGGTCGGTGACGTGGCCATCCCTCGTGTGACTGGCGGCGCAACGGCATACTGGCTTGCGGTTGGTGCGGCTATCACGCGCAGCCAACAGACGGTCGGTCAGCTCGCGCTCACCCCGCACAGGCTCGGGGCCGCGACGGCTTACGACAAGCAGTTGGTCATTCAGACTTCCCTGAGCGTCGAACAATTCGTTCGACAGGACCTCATGGAGGTGCTCGCGCTCGAAAAGGATCGAGCGGCGATTGCCGGAAGCGGAGTCAGCGGTGAACCGCTGGGCATTCTCAACACAACCGGGCTTTCGACTCCGGTGACATTCGGCACGGCGGCTCAACCGCTCTTCACCGACGTGATCAAATTCGAGACGAACCTGGCAGCCAATAATGCCGACCGTGGGAACCTCGGGTTCCTGGTCAACCCGGCAATTCGCGGGTGGGCCAAAGGCACGCCAAAATTCACAAGCACGGGAACTCCGATTTGGGAAGGAGACATGATGAACGGTTATCCGGCTAGAGTTTCCAACCAGGTGCCAATTGCGACGAGCACGATTTTCGGGAGATGGGACGATCTGATTGTCGCTGACTGGAACGGGATCGATGTTGTGGTTGACCCATACACGCTGTCCCTCAACGGACAGATCGGGATCGTGGTTCAGATGTTCACGGACATTGGGATACGGCACGCGCCATCATTTGCCGTTTCGACCAACTAATGAAAATACGAATTCTACGAAGCACGACTCTGCACGGTAGGGCGGTTGCTGCCGGTGAAATCCTGGAGGTGACTCCGGGAGATTATCAAAACCTTGCCGAGTACAAGCTCTGCGAGGAAGTGAAATCGGCTCCGGTTGAAGCGGTGATTGAAGCGGCTCCGAAGAAATTCGCGAAAGGAAAACAGATATGAATCTACAAAATCTTAACGGTGAACTGACAGGGCTCCAATTCATGAACGCTCACGCGCTCGTCGCGGCAGGTACTGCGACATTCGCGGGTGTTGACGTGAAGGAGTTCCTCGGTGACATCGCGCTGATACTGACCAGCGCAAATGCAAATGCTACCACGGGCGCACAGATCAGCCTGTTGCAGTCGGCGGACAATACTACGTTCGCGACATGGGCGGCGGCTCCGACGTTCGCGCTCCTCACGAGCGCTGTGACCGGGCCATTGCAGGCAAGTTTAGACACTCGGGCTTGCCAGCGTTACATCCAAGCAAAGCACGTGGTCACAGGCACGACAGCGACATTCGACCTTGCTCTTATTGGGGTCGGAGTTAAACAGCGAATCTGACGATTGGTTGCGGTGTGTTGACCCGGGCTGGCTTGCTTTTTCACCAGCTCGGGTTTTTTCTTTTCTTGACGGTGGATTCGTGTTGCGCGATTGTCCGATTGTGATTGGACCCACAGCCGAAACCGAGTTCTCAAAATTTCCCCCTCTCTGCATCTGCTTGCGCCTCTCGGGGCGGGTCCTCTCGTCGATGTAGGGAGGGGGTTTTTAGTTATGAGCGAATGCGTTGAACTTTGGAACAGAGCCCGGAAGCTCCACGAGGAAAACAAATTCCTCGAAGCGGCGGACGTATACACCAAGGCCGTACTTTCTCCCGAGAACAATCCTCGCATCAAGGGCAACTGCATGAACAATCTCGGGATCATCATTCAGTCAATGGGCCATCTGGAGAAAGCCGCCGGGTGCTTCGCCTTCGCAATCTCGATGCGTCCGAAGAGCGCTGAGATTCTGAACAATATCGGCAACGTGCGGCTCTACTGCGGCGATTACCTGGGGGCGCAGGAGTTTTTTCTCAAGGCGATGGCGATGAACCCCGAGTCCGCCGAGGCGCGGCAAAACTCGGCCGTGGTCTCGCTGATCATGGGTGAATTCCGCCGCGGCTGGATTGGGTACGAGTCAAGATGGAAATGCCCGACGTTCACGACGAAGGAATTCCCGACAAAGAAACCACGATGGAAAGGACAAAATCTCGAAGGCAAAACCATCATGCTCACGCACGAGCAAGGCTTTGGCGACTCCATCATGTTCATCCGTTACGCGAAAATGGTGAAGGATCGCGGCGCCGCGCGAGTACGGTTCCTCGGGCCGCCAGAGCTTCGGCGGCTGTTCGATGGGGTTGATGGGATCGATGAATACCTGATTGCGAATACGGATGAGGATTTCGATTTCCACTGTCCGCTACTCTCGCTGCCAAAAGTTTTCAAAACCACGCTTGAGACGGTGCCGAGCTCGGTTCCCTACATCACACGATTTCAGCGATGCCCAGTTCCCGAGTCTCCGGAGATGCGTGTCGGCATCGCTTGGGCCGGGCGACCTGAACACGGCAAAGATCGCTGGCGGTCAATCACCGCGAAGCACTTCACACCATTGATGGATCTGGACAAGATAGCTTGGGTGTCTCTTCAGGTCGGGGCCAAGGCATCAATGGTTTCCGATTTACCGAAGGTGATCGATCTGTCATCAACGCTGCGCGACTTCACCGATACGGCTGGAGCAATCGCACACCTTGACCTCATCATCTCCATCGATACGGCGCTCGTGCATCTGGCTGGCGCGATGGCGAAACCCGTCTGGATGCTGACCCCTTATAATCCAGATTGGCGATGGATGTTGAACCGCACGGACAGTCCCTGGTATCCGACGATGAGATTATTTCGGCAACCGAAACAGGACGATTGGGATTCGGTTTTTGCGGATGTGCGGAACGCGCTCTTGGATCTGCTATGACCGCTCTCGAATATTTCCTTGCTGAACTCTGCCTGGACTCCTACCCCGAGCCAATCACTGCCGGTCATTCTGCGATTACCGAAAGAGTATTTGAGGGCATCCGGCATCTTATCCCGTCGGGAGCTAAAGTGCTGGACGTTGGATGCGGCTCAGGACCCGCTCTCGCTCTGTTTCGCAAGTACGGATTCAATGCGGAGGGGATCACGCCGAACAAAACCGATTTTGCTGCGTGTCAGTTCCACGGTTTCCGTGTCCACAATATGATGCAGGAGCAGTTGACGTTCACCGACGAATGCTTCGATCTTGTTTGGGCTCGTCACGTCCTTGAGCATTCTCCGATTCCATACTGGGTGCTACACGAGTTCCATCGCGTGTGCGGGCCGGGCGGATTGCTCTACGTAGAGGTTCCGGCGCCAGATACAGCCTGCCATCACGAAACGAACGAGAATCATTACAGTTGCCTCACGTTTTCCACATGGGTTCAACTGATCCAACGAAGTGGTTTTGAGATTTTTGAGAGCTTAAAAATTCCACTCTCAACGCCGGTTGGACCGGATGAATACTGGAGTTACCTCTGCCGAAAAAAATGAAATCTTCCCTTTTCTATGCTGGCCAACCAGGCAACGGCTTCGGTTGGGGAACATGCAACAAATACCTAAGACTGGAGCTTGGGAAGCTGTTTGAATTGCGCGAACTACCATCTCGCCCATGCGGAGTGGGCTCGCCGCTCTTCATGCCCATAGCTGACCACGACCTCGAACCAATCACACAACACAGCGGCAAGCCGACCATCGGTTACACGTTCTTTGAATATCCTCTAGGCGCGCGCTCGCGTAAGAATGCGGCGCGCTACGATTGGATCTTCGCGGGTTCGTCCTGGTGTGTGGATCGGCTGAATGCGCACGGGATCGAGCATTGTTCGGTGCTGGTTCAGGGGGTGGACCATGAGATATTCCATCCGGCAACCGAAGCGCGAATTAGTGACGGAAAATTCCGCATCTTCTCCGGCGGAAAATTCGAGTGGCGCAAGGGGCAGGATCTCGTCATCGCCGCATTCCGCAAACTCTCCAAGCAGTTCCCCGAGATGACCCTCGTCGCTGCCTGGCACAATCCCTGGCCAGACCTAATGAAGACCATGTGCCAAAGCCCACACATCGAATGGGACGCGCGCGGCGACACGCAGGAAGAGTTCTTGATTGACCTCTGCAAGAACAACGGCATCCCGGAGGGCCGGGTCGAGATCCTGCCGCTCTGTTCCCAGAAGCAACTGGCCGACGTTATGAGGTCCTGTGACCTGGGGGTTTTCCCCAATCGCTGCGAGGGCGGAACAAACCTCGTGCTGATGGAATTTATGGCGTGCGGGAAACCGGCTATGGTAAGTTACGTGACAGGGCACATGGACGTTGCTACTGCTTTTAACTCTGCCTGGCTGACAGGTGAAAAAACTAATGCTGGATGGTGCGAGGTGAGGGTCAATCAAATCGTAGAGCAGGTGACGGCGTTGCGAGACATGCCGCTTTGCAGAGAAGGAATCTCGCAGCAGGCAGCAATGGACATGAAGCAGTGGACGTGGGCACGAGCAGCAAAAACTATTGCGGGTAAAATTGACGAGTTATGCCGAGCGCATTAGACGAAACGAGATTCATTTCGGCCTGGCGGTTCATCATTGCCCAGCAGCCCAAGGTCTTCACATTCTCGGCTGTGAATTACACGGGATTCATGTCGGACATCAACAATACCATTGACCTCGGGATCGGTGGGTTCACGCAGGGAAACGACACTCGGCTGTTTTGTCTCCGGGCGGATTTTCTTTCAACGGTTCCCACTGAGGGAGACATCGTGACGGTTGCTGGCATTCCCTATCGCATCTCGCAGGTGACTGTTGTAAAAACATTCGGACTGGTCTTTACGTTGGAGGGCCCGAGCAAACCATGAGCGCCAAGCTCGAAATCGACACGAGCCAGATGACGCGTGCGCTCAGGGAATACCAGGACGCGACGAAGAAAGATTTCGCCGAGGTGGTCAACCGCGCGGCGGTCAACGTCGCCTTGCGCGCCGCACAATTCACGAAAAAGGCTGACCGTGGTTCGATTCAGGCGCTGGAAAACCAACCTTGGTGGCCACGATTCATCGCGAAATATTTCCGAGACAAAGGCAGCACATTCAACAAGACCGTCAGCGGCCGCAAGTTCGGGATCGATGAAAAAGTGAAGGTGCGTCGATTCGTGAAAGGTTCAAGCTACTCGAAAGCCGAAGCCCGACAGCTTTCCAGGAGAATCATCGGATCGCGCATTCGTGCGATCACGTTCATTCGAAGCGGCTGGATTCCCGCGATTCGGCTGCTCGCGCCATTCGCGAAGGTCCGCCTGCGCGTCGCCGATGCCAAGCAACGAGGAAAGGACAAAGGCGGGGCAACGCCAGCCAAAGCCGGGATCAATCCTACATCCTTCATTATGAATAACGCTCAAGGCGCAGGCACAGTAGGCGACGATGCGTTGCAAAAAGCTGTGTCGTTCGTCGCTTCGGACATGATCGCATACGCTCGCAAGAAGATGAGCGAGACAGCTCGCAAACACTCAGCAAAATGAACCCACCTTACAACAATGTCTTCCGCAAAGTCGAAAACGCATTCGCCACTTACCTGACCGCTCAACTCTCAGCCGGTCAACTCGCCGGGGCCGCCATCCATCTGGGCATCGCCAACGAAATGAAAACCGTCCCCTACATCTACTGCCATTGCCCGGAAGGAAGGGAAGACGAACCCGGCACGGGAAACTATCACGTTGAAGCCGAAATAGGGGTTGTGGCGAATGCAAACGATGAGACGGCACTTGCTGACGCCGAACGATTCTCGAACGTCCTGGACGTGATTCACCGCGATACGCTCAAGGCTTCACTCTCAGCCGCCGAATCTTCATTCAGTGTGATCGGCATTTCGCAGATGACGGCAAGCAGTGGACTGGACGGTGCTCAATGGAAGGGCACGATCCGCGTCCCAATGCTGGTGGCCGGTTCGGCGCTTTGAAATCCACGTTGACTAGGCCACGTCATTAGGTAAGCTAATGACATGGCAGATTTTCGTGGCATTGCGTGTCAGTGGGGGATCTCGACCACAGCCTTCGCCAATTCCCAAACCCTCGGGACTGGAGTCGCGGTAAAGGTAAGCGGCGAGGAATTCGAGAAATCCGTAAAACAAGAGGAGCTTCTTGAGCGCAACGGCGAACCCGTCGGCCTTGGATTCTATGATCGCAGGAAAGTTCTCTCGCTGAATCTCTGGCCGTCTGCTGCAACAATCGCTGCTGCCGACGGGGCCATTCTCGTCACTCCCGGCGACGTTCTCACTCTCACTGACGCTCTTGACACCGATGTCGGCTCGACCTTCTCCGGGAAATATATCGTCCGAAGGGCAAGCAAGACGAAGCGCAACGACGGCAAAGTCGTTTGGTCAGTTACGGTCGAGCAGTTCTCAACCGACCTCGCATCAGGGTCACTCATCGTCGCTTGACCATGTGGACAAAGAATTTCTCGCCTCGCGCATCTCGGCTCGTCCGCGCATCCTCGGTTTACAGCTTCATCCGCTAAGTCTCGGGCATCGACTCATCCTTGAGCGCGCCGAATCTCCATTCATCAGCGACGGGATAATCGGCATCGTCGATGTGATATTCGCAGTTCTCGTTTGCTCGATGCGATTTGAGGAAGCGACTGCGTTTTTTGATTCGTATCGATGCGGAAAGCAAATCCGCAAGTGGGTCAGGAAACTTCGCAAGCTGGACTTCATTTCTAAGATCCAGGAATTCCGACGTTATTGGTTTTACGGAAATCTGGTTCCGACCTACAGCATCGTTGATGACAAAGGGGCTAACGAATGGTCTGGGACACCATGGCCACAGCGTCTGAAAATAGTCCTGATGTCCGAGCTTGGCCTTACTGAATCCGAAGTTCTTAACCGGCCGCTTAGGCTCTGTTGGTGGGATTATCTCTGTTTCGAGGAACTGCGAGGAAACGTGAACGTGATCAGTGACGAGATAAGGGCCGGTGAAGATTCACTTGTCCAACAGGCAAACCAAGTCGCGGAGGCGTTGAAAAATGACTGAAGCGGAACTGAAAGCAAAAATCTCGCTGGACAGTTCAAGCTGGCAGGCGGGCATGACTCAGGTCAGCAGCGGCCTGAAGAAAATCTCTGGTGAGTTTGGCGCTATAAAAAACCAGATTGCGTCCGCGTTCACGGTCCATGCTCTGGCAGATCAGACTCGCAAAGTCATCGAGTACGGATCCAAAATACACGATCTATCCGCTCGCTTTGGAATATCTACGGACGCACTTCAGGAATTTGATTACGCTGCGAAACAGACTGGGACGAGCCTGGACTCCTTTGTCGTGGCAATGCGCAGGCTGACTGTCTCGCAGGTAGGAGCGGTGAAGGACAACGATGAATTGCGAGCGCAGTTTGAGGCGCTCGGAGTTTCGATGAGCGATCTGGCATCTAAAAACCCAGAGCAACTGTTCAGACAAATCGCTGAACGAATCCACGCTGGCGGTCTCAGCTCTGAACAGTTCGCGGCAGTAATAAAAATCATGGGCAGGAGCGCAGACGAAATTCTGCCAGCGATGTTGCAGGGGTTTTCCGACCTCGCAACGGAGGCTCACAATGTTGGGGCGGTCCTGCAAAGCGATGTCATCGACAAACTCGACGAAGCTGGCGATGCTATGGTGCGGGCTGGCGAAAAGATGAAACCAGTTTGGGCAAACATTGCTGTCGGTGCGGCGGATGCAGTTTCGTGGTTGCAAAAAATGGTGCAGATGACCGGGCTTGGAGCGCAGGCATTTTACGCGAAGCTGACTGGGGACTGGGATCTCTACGAGGGCACGGTCGAGCAGATCCGGGAAATTACAGCTCCGAAAAAGGAAGGGGTCAAAGCTATCCAAAAATCCATGCTCCCGATTGACATGGAGCAGATCAAAACCAAGAGCGAACGCGCCGCCTCAGAACGCCAACTCCCTGCCGACGCGCAGATCAATCAGTTGCAGAAAATCGGCGCTTACGTCGGCGGGCCAGACCGGCTGCTAAGCGTCGCCGAGCGGCAGCTTGTAACTCTGCGAAAAATTGAAGAGAACACGGCGAAGCAAAGTGGATCTGGAATTACATTCCCTCAATGAACAACGATCTTCACGGAGCACAAATTGCAGAGCAGGCGCGGGAGTTATTCTGGCGCCGAGACGCTGGATACGCGCAGGTGTTCAAAATGCGCGGGCTCAAAGTTTGGATCTACAATCAGATACCGTTCTGGCAACAGACCGCGGATGAGATCAGGATCGTCGAGGACAGTTCTCCATACGCGACGCTAACGGCAATAATCAACTCAGTGATTGACGGCAGCATCGAGGTTCCGGTGAACGTATGGGAACTGCTAGGACAAGACCTGGAGCACGATGCGTGGTTGCATCCTAAATCGAATCGAATCACGGACACCGATTACGGAAAAATACTGAGAGCGATTGAGGAGATCAAAGATCGCAAACCCGTATCGGTTTACCCATCCGGGCCGGAAGCCAATTCGATGCTGGCGCTTCTCAAGAAAGCGGGAAACGTTGCATTTGTGCAGTCGCAATTCGTTCTACGCAAAACCCAAACCGTGACATCAACCTTTCAGTTCGACATGAGCATGGCTGGGCTCGATCAAATCTGGACCACGGCGCGGCTCGTCGCCGCTGAACCTCTGATGAACTCAAACATTCTGCGCGCGGTGAACAACATCCCAAACCAGCAGGTTATGTATCGCGTCGATACTGGACCAGAGAGCGGCAATCTCGTTGTCGATGGGAACTGGCTGTGGGGATGGCTCAAGAAATCTCCGACCATCACGCAGGAGGCCAACAACAGGATCAAGCTCACGCAGGAATTCTGGCTTGAGAACTGGTCAACCTACCTCTACAGCGTTTATTGAAATGGGTCGGTTCAGGCCACCTGGCAGGGTAAGCGGAACATCGCCACAAGCGCGATGGTGCAACGAGCTTCTCGATTACCTCGTCTCTCTGTCACCGCAACCATCGCCTGGGATTCTCACGGATCACACGGTACGCGGTGTTTCGCGTAGGGCGCAATCTCAAAGTGCTGGAGGCGCTTCAGGGTCGCAGGTAAAACAATTCATCCTAAAGGAAGTGCACGGCGATTTTCTGAAGTGTTTGCCTTACGAAACTGGGCTTCCAATCCCAGGCGATGATTACGATGTGACCAAGATTGTTCTCGTTGCAAAACCGCCAGAGCTTCAGGCGTCTTTATTTCATACGAAGACCATAGACGGTTGGCTCTACGATGTTTTCGATGTTACTCCACCGGGTGACGATCTAGTTTGGAAGGGTATCCGACGGCACGCGACGAACGGAATCAAAAAGGAGATCCAACAGATCATCCCAAAGTATCGCATCGACTGGTTGATTTACGGGATTGACTCGGTCGATGGGCTCGTTGGGATTGAGTGGATTGATCTCAATGTCGATGGTCGGGCGTTCGCTAAAACCCTGGAGCGAGTTGAAGAGGACGGGACATTCGGAATGCCGGAATGAGCGCAACCGCATTTGGTTCATCGTCTGCCCGGGCGTTCTTCGAGTCTCCCGCGCACGCGCGGGATGATCCGGTTGACGTCGGGACTCCGTGGGCGGTGAGCACGTGGGCGCTTGCGATTATCTATCAATGGGGATGGCCTCCGTTTGATCTGTCGATTCTGAATTCTCACTCAGATGCTCGGAACAAATATCTTCGTCAACGACGGCTGCTCACGACGACAAGTGGAGAGACGTGGAGCCAGATCTGGACGATGAACAGGACAACCGGAATTGTTGCTGCATCAGATCCTGTGTTCTCATCCGGCTGGAGCGGGGTTGATGCTGGAGCGGCCTGCGAGATACTGGAGGCTACACCGACTTACATGAAGCTCACCGGCTTGAATCTTGATTCTGAGCCGATCTTCACGCTTGAACTGTTCAACGATTCAGAGAATACATTCGAGCTTGCGGCGATACGCTGCGCAGCCTTACTCGATCAGATCAATCTCGATGAGCAACCGTTCGCATCGACCACGACGATTTACTATCAGGATAACCCGGATCTTCCTGGCTTGGGGACCGTGCAGATCGATGTAGCTGAGAGAAACATAGGATCGTTTCCCTATGAATCGTATCACGAGCTGAAGCAATCAGGACCCAACAGCACGGGGATGGCTGAATATGTCTTCAACCAGGAGGATAGACCAGCCGATCCGTGGCCGGATTTATATTTCTCGCTGACCATTCCAGAGCTTCAACACTTGGTTGGGAACGGGGATGAAATGAGAATGCTAAAATCCAAGGTGCTGATGCGCGGAGAAATTTGCGTCACTTCGAAGCGGACTTTGTTCTCTTCGGCTGACTACCTTGAGCCAAGGATTCCGACGGAAGAGATCGTAAAATGTTTGCCTTATGCGATGGCCGAACCGGAGAGTTCGGATGGCACTCGGACAGTCCGGTTTAATCCGCCATGCCGACGCGGATTCTACTTCTGGAATGTGGACGCATGGCCGAAGACTTATCACGTTGTCGAAGGCGAACTTGTTCCGATCCTTGATTACCCCGTCGCCTGCGATCTTTCTGGGGTCACAGGGACTGACCCGGTTTGTTCAAGCAATCCCTTGTAGCACTCCTGACAGACACCGTGAGAGACAGCGTCGCTGGCTTCTGGGCATTTCACACCCAACACCTTTTTGCACCATGCGCAGACGATTGTGATCATGCCAACCTATCGGCACGCGCTTGGAAAAGAATAGACTCTGCTCAAGCATAAGGTAACCTAATGAGTGAATGACGCTCAAGTTCGCGGTTGACATTTCGCAGCGCAAACTGGTTCTTTCTCCCTACCGGCCAGAGCCGTTCGTTCTTCCGGTCCTCGTGCAAGGGGACACCATTTCCCTCGAAATACAACTGTGCGAGCCGAACTACGGCGCCGGGTTCGGTCGTTACTCGCTGGTCAACATTGCAAACCTCACTCTTCGAGCGGCGATCATCGGCCATCGGCCAATCGGGAATGCGTCCGACACTCCCGAGGTGTTGCAGACGAGCTGGATCAAGGACACCGCGACGAACACGTTCAAAGGGGTGCTATCAATGGGGGCCGGCGTCACGACGTTGCTGGGGGCTGCGTCAAGTGTCGATGCTTATTTCGAGATCGAAACCAAGGACGGTGATACTGGGTATTACGATACCGTTTATCCGTGGGCGCTCTGCACGATTAGAGCGGAAGCTATCGAGGACGGAGTCCTGGTCAGTCCGCCAGTCAGCGGTGGCTCTGCGCTCACCGTCCAAGAGGGCAATCAGATTTACGTCAAGAGGCGGGGGTTGCCTGGGGAAATGTTTTCGCTCGTGTCAGCGAACGGGCTCTGGGAGCGAATCATCGGCGTTGATGATAACGGCACCAAGCTCGATGAGGTGATCGAATACGTACCATGAAGATTTTTAGGGTTCTTGTTTTTTTGATGCTCTTTGTTCCGGCTGCGCGCGCGGCGCTCGATCAGACGATTGTCACGCTTACCATGACGAACGCGCCGGTCCCGGGCGATACGCTCACTGTCAACGGAAGCGTGAGGACGTGGACAAACACGGTCGTCACGGCATCAACTCAAATCCTGACCAACTCGAACATCGGGCTTGCGACTACGAACCTCTGGCGGCACATCACCACTTACAATTTTGGGCCGACAATTCGCATGACATGGATGGCCACGAATTCCGTGAGGTGGATCTCCAATCCTGGAGTGACGCTGGACGTTGGGGTGACGGGCGCATGGGCAACGCTCACGACGAACTTCACGCAGACCACCGAGCAATATCCGATCATTGTTCCAGCGATTTCAGCGTACACTCTGAACACGGTTCGGACGAATCTCCTGAGTTTGTTGCTTACCGATTTGGATCGTTACCCGAGCAATTCATTCTCCTCGACAGCGACAGCGATGACGAATTTTTTCAACCTGTCGAACGCGCAGACCGGCGGCAACAAGACGATCACGAACTCTTCGTTCTATGGGACCGCGTTCCCTCGGAGGAATGTTTCGTCGTTGGCAAACGGAGCCAACAGCGGAATAAATTTTGGAGTCGAGTCCTACATCAAGCTCGTGCCTGGGCCTACAGATCCATTTTCAATCGACGGGATAATTCACAACGGGCGCAACGGTCGGTTCATCATCATCGAGAATGCAACCGGGGAGGATCTGCTGATCGCAAACGAATCAATATCCGAGGCCACGCCGGACAACCGGATTCTGACAGGGACAGGCTCCGCCGTCACGACCATTGGAAATGCTGTTTTCGGTTTGATTTACGACACCGACGCGCTTCGGTGGAAGCTGGTCTTTGTCTCGGATTCAATCGCTGGCACGAGTGGGTTGCCTGAGATCGAGACGATAGCGGCATTGAAAGCGCGCAATGTCCTCAATCCTATTACCACCGTTTACGTCCGCGGGTATTCGAGCCTCAACGACGGTGGCCAAGGAATTTTCGTCTATGACGCAACGTCAGTCGATTCGGATGATGGTGGGATTGTATTCACTCCTACCACGGGCGGCGGAAAATGGAAAAGGGCTGTCGATGGGCGAACCTATTTCGCGTCGTGGTGGGGTCCGACGCGAACGAATTCCACTCTTCAATCAGCAATCAATTATGTGTCAACCTCGGGCGGAGGGACGGTTGTTGTTGGAGGTGGAAATTGGATCGTCAAATCTGATGACACCAACCGGGTGACGATGAGGAGCAACGTCACGCTGACCACGGATGCGGACGGACAGATCGTTTGCGCGGCGAGTCCTACGAACAGTTGGGTTTTGATCGACGTTGCTCTGGATTCAGTCAATTGGACAATCGGACCGGCGCGGCTTGTCGGATGGGACCTTGCTGCGCCTGGTGGCGACACGAACAAAACCGGAGTGATCATCGCTGCGCAGGATACCGTGAACGGAACTGTCGGTGGCGTTCGCGCGAGCAACTGGTATTCACAATATGCGGACATTGGGAGCGGAAACCAAAATCTCCAGATGTTCGATCAGGACTGGCAGCCTGGCGCGATGGCGCACGGTGCTAAGGGCGACGGCGTCACCGATGATCGGCGGAGTCTTCAATCGTTCGCGTCTTTCTGCGAGCGTTACAACGTCGAGTTCTACATGCGGCCAACTACGAACGGCTATCTTATCGGCGGCACCGGGGAAGCGGTCGCAGGCGGTGTGTATTTCACCAATGGCGTTCCGGTCAAGTTGCGCGGCGATGGCACTATCATCAAGAGCATCTACTACAATCCCGACGAAGGAGTTGTGCCGCGATACTCCACCGCATTCAACATCACAGCGAACAATTGCTCCGTGGAGGGCTTTGACTTCAGAACTGTCGGAGCATACCCAACAACAGAAACGAACGCATCCGTTACAGGCTTTTTCATTCCGTTGATTGTCCACATGGGCACGAACACGTTGATTCAAAACAACACGTTTACGGTTGAGAGCGGTAAGGGGATTTTCCTTTCAGGGGCATCCTATACGAAGGTTCTGAACAACACGTTCAACGATTGCGGAATATCTACAGGCAATGGCCATCAGCCGGACTGGCTGTGGTACGAAGCTGCGGTGCCGATAAAGGGCGGCCCGTCGCGCTCTCCTATCGGATGCGTGTTTGAAGGGAACATTTTCAATCGTGGCTCACCGTACAAACACACGTTATTCCTATCGGCTGCGGATGACTTTACGGTTACTAAAAATCATCTCGTGAACATGAACGGCCCGCTCACGCTTGCCGTCTATTCCGGTGACGAAGGCACTACGGATCAGTTTGGAACAAACGTTTACATCGTGCGCGGCACCATAGCCAACAACTTCATCAGCGGCACAAACATTGGATCGGCCAACGCGGCCATCTATGTCGCTCTCACTACTCCGACTAATTACGTCCCTATAACTTTTACCCCGAGCAACATGGTTTCGGGAATCACCGTTCGTGACAACTACATTGCTGGCGTCGGCAACGGCATTGAAATCTTAACCGCGCCAGGGACCAAAGTAATCGGTAATGATGTTCGTGTTTCCGGGTCTCCGCTTTGGTATGTGGGCGATGTTAAGAATACCATCGTGGAATACAATCACCTCGAATCCACGAATACCGGCGTGGGCAATATCACGATCACGTGGTCAGTCGGGTATTTGCAACCACAGGAAGCTGACGGGCTCGTTTTCCGCCACAATCGCGTTGTGACTCCTCCGGGTGACGAATACGCCATCAGGACAATCCCGCCGAACCTTGTGTCGAATTTTAAGATGACGGACAATGAGTTCTATTTCTCGGGGGCTGCCGGGACTGGAGACGCTCCGGCTGTGTTTCAGTTTTACGGAAGCACGAACAGGATTGATATTTCACATAACCGTTTCTACATCACCAACACCTTAAGCTTGCGCCGCCTGGGTCGCGTCCTTATCAGCGAGCCAAACACAGATGTTCATTTCAATGACAACATAAGCATCCCCATGAGCCCGTCTGTGGTTCTGCAAGGACCGATCCTGAGCGGGCGCACCGTGGTAGCTACTGGAAACGACGTGGGAAGCATGACGTTCGACAGCATCGACGATTTGATTGTGAGTAGAAATATCCTCACCTCGAATACGAATTCCCCAATCCCGCTGGAGATCACGGCCACGCGCCGCGCTTCTATCGTCGGCAATTACATATGGAACAACTCGACGGTGGCGGCGCTCGGGGCGACTATCGCAGCGACCAACAGCACGTTTTCAGGCAATATCGTGCGTGTCAATTCGAGCAGCGACATCATTCGTTCTACGCTTGGCAAAATGTACGTTCACAACAACGTCATCACCAATGTCGGCGTCGGGCTTACATATCCAAACGGAACCGGAACGGGAACAATTTCTGATGATATTTACGAACGTCCACTCATCGTGGATATCTCTGGAGTGAATGATTACCTATTCAGCTTTCATCGGAACGGCAGCCCAGCCAAGTACAGGATGGTGCTCGATAATTATTTCACAGGTTCAACCCGCGACGCTCAGTTCTACATTGATCCTGATTCTGCGACTGAAGCCGCCGGTTTGGCATTCTTCGCGCGGAAGGCGGATGGCAATCGGCAGTTCGTATTCGGCGCGCACGGGTTTACGACGCCGGTGTTCTATGTCGGCACCGAAAGCAATGCGACCGATATAGTTTTGCGTTCGTCTGTTGGGCTCGGGACAAACATCCTGGTTTATCTCAACGAGAACCGAGCCATGAGAGCTGTGACTATCGGCTCTGGAATCACATTCACCAACGGCATACTTTCGGGAGGCGGAGCGGCATCCATCCAACTGCCAGTCAACATCGCTAAACTGCCATCGGCAAATCCGGCTGAACTGGACGCGACTAACACGATTCACCGGCTGTTGTTCGATGATACTACGGCTCAGACCGTGACGTGGACGTTTATCTTGCCTCAGAACTATGGGAATACTCCAAAGATTAGACTAAAAACAGACTGCAATCAGGTTCAGACCGGCAACAAAGTCACTTCACTTAATGCGTACATTTCTGCAATAGGAAACGGAGAGAGCACCGTATCTCCGCCTTTTGCTGCCGCGAACCTAAACAATGTTACTTGGGGATTGGACCAAGCGCCGTTTGTAAACGTCCCTGTAGTAATCTCCTTGTTTTTTGAAGATAACATGGTCGCTGGGGATCTCGTCGTGCTGAAGCTAGAGCGAGATGCGGCATCCGGCACAGACACCGCCGTGGGCGATACAGCCATCGTCGGAAGCGTGGAATTTGAATACCAAAAGCAATGAGACTCATAATTCTGCTTCTCTCGGCTCTCTCGGCTCAGGCGGCTTACGTCAACTGGGATGTTCATAATTACTCGTGGGACGGGAAGTCCAAGGACGTAACCTGCATCGAGTATAACCGAACCTACGAACGGTTTACTGCTTCTGCGCCTCCGTATCCTCAACATAGCCAATTCGTGAAATACTCAGCGTCGCCGCTCTGCCAGTTCAACGGCCTGCTGGTCGAGGATCGGGTTTTGTGGACTAGCGTCGCAATGGCTGACTCGAACGTCTACAGCTACCAGAACGGAGTCTGCATCCAAACCAACGCGCACACCGGACCGTTGCCTGAGTACCAGCCAAAGCGCATCCGCGAGATGGCTTATTACACGGACCTAAACATGGATGGCAGCTCCGGCGGGAAGTTCTCGCGCTACACGTTCGGTAGGCAACGCTTCTGGATCAACGCGGTAACTAACGGGAATTACTACGTCAAAGTCACTTTCACAGGAGGCTACTGGGACGACTGGTTTCCGGGCCACTCCTATCCGGGGGACATCGACGATATAAATACGCCAGCCGTGAAACAGTTCAATTACGTGGCTGACGGCGTGCGGATAAACAACATCACTCCAAACTATGCCGGCGTGGTTTACTTCTACTGGAACCCATACGGCGGGGTGACAATTGACCTAACTCCGACGGTAGCCAATGCGACTCGCGGAAGGCACTGGAAATACCACCTGATAATGGAAATCCCTTGAGAACTCTTTTACTCCTTCTTCTCTCGGTGCTGTCAGTCTCCGGGCAGCAGAGCAGGTCGCAGGGAAGGGCTCCAGGTCTGGAACCAATCGTAAGCCAGCTCATCACGGTTGACGTTGGTGAGTCGCAGACAATTCCAGGGCCTTCCGCAATAGCAGTCCTGGAGGCCATTGTCGGCATCACTGGCGGCAGCACAAACGGAGTTGTGACAAGCTGGACTTACACCGAGGGGCCGCTCTCCGCTGAATTCGCCCAACAGAACGGCATCACCAACCTTGGAACCTTTACATCCGTCGGTCGATACACGATCACCGTTGTTGCGCAGAAGGGTGTGCTGTTCAACACGAATTCGATTTATGTGTTCGTGGTCGATCAGGGGATCACGAACTTCAATCCAGCCGTCAGCATGACACGTCCTGCCAACGGTGCTGAATTCACAGCACCGATCAATCTGACTCTGGCTGCTGACGCGCAGGACAAAGACGGTAGCGTAACAAATGTGGTTTTCTACAACGGAGCTACTCCGCTCTGGACGAGCACAGTCGCGCCTTACACATTCACGCTGACGAACGCAGCGGCGACCAATTACGTCTTTGCGGCCGCTGCGACGGATAACCGGGGCGCAACAAATCTCTCAGCTTCAGTCTCGGCAATCGTGCGCGAATCGACCACGCCCATTCTCGTTCCGCCATTGGTCAGCATCACGACACCGACCAATGACGCATCATTCACCGCTCCGGTGACGTTCGACCTCACGGCCGCAGCCAGCGATTCAGACGGCACCATCACGAGCGTCGCGTTCACCGACAACGATGTCACACTTAGCGTCGATACAACTTTCCCTTACTCGGTCAGTCTCTCGCCTACGGTCGGGATTCACACCATCCGCGCTACCGCTCTGGACGATGACGGATTGACTTCCGTCGCAACCGCGTTCTTTACCGTGCTCAATCCGCCAAACATCCTGCCAGTCGCAACGCTCACGGTGCCTACAAACGGCGCGGTGTACACGGCTGCCGCTGACATTCCACTCGAAGCAATAGCAACAGACGAGGACGGGACAATCTCGTTCGTGCGTTGGTTCGTGAACGGAGCACAGATCGCAACTGACAGCACCGCTCCATACACGAATGTTGTCTTGTCTCTTGGAGTTGGTTCCTACGTGTTTGTCGCTCAGGCAATAGACAACCGTTCAGCAGTTGGAACGAGCACGACTAATACGATCACGGTCAACCCGCCAGCAGGCACACCTCCGGTGGTATCGCTTACGTCTCCGACCAACGGGCAGGCGTTCGTCGCCGGGGCCACTGTGACCCTGACCGCGACGGCGACCGATGCGGGGACGATCACCAACGTCGCGTTCTGGTCGTCTGTCACAGATCCGCCAACTCCCGGCGAAGAAACTATTGTCAATGATGATGCCGAGGGGCTCGCCTACACCGGCTCATGGACCGATAACAACGGTGCTCTCAACCGCAACAACGGTGACGAGCACTACACGCAAACCACCGGCGCGAGTGTGTCGCTCACGTTCACGGGCACTCAGGTGTCGTGGTTCGGAACTAAGTTCAGCAATCGCGGCAATGCAGATGTCTTTATCGATGATGTGCTCCAAACCACCGTGGACGAATACAATTCCACGGTTCTCTATCAGCAGGAGCTGTTCACTATCGGCGGGCTGACAAACGGATCACACACGATCAAAGTCGTTTGCAAGGGAACGAAGAACGGCTCATCGACCGGATACTACGTGGATCTGGATTTCTTTCAGTATTCAACCGAGGTTGCTGCCGGGCCGGTGGAAACCCTGGTGGCCAGCGATACCACTTCGCCATATACCCAATCCTGGATACCGGCGGCCAACTCCTATTTGATTGTGGCGCGCGCTTACAACAACGTCGGGCTGGTTTCTACCAGCACACCGCCGGTGTTGATCACGGTCAATCCGCCGATCCCTCCCATCGTGACGTTGACTCTGCCGACCAACGGAGCGGCATTCGTTCAAGGAGATAACATCGCGCTTGCGGCGATTGCCAGCGATCAGGACGGCACGGTTACGAATGTTGTTTTTATGCAATTCCAGCCGGACGCGTTCATTACCTCGGATCCAAGTTCCCCCTACTCTGGAACGTGGACGAATGCTCCGGCTGGTTCTTACGCGCTCGTTGCCAAAGCGTTCGATTCGAGCGGGCTCACCACTATCTCGCCTGCGATCAACATCACGATTGCACCAACGCCTCCGCAGAGTGTGTTCGTAGACGCGGGGCCATTCCGCACCGCAACGATGAGTGCGTACAAAAATTATTTCGACTCCGAGTATACCGACAACGCAGCGACGTTTAACGCCATTGTCAACGCGGGCACGGGGCCGAACATGTATAACGCGCAGTTCTTCATCGACGGCACCATCAGCATGTACGAAGGAACCAAGGACACCAATTACATCAACCGCGCCCTGGTCTGGTCCGAGACATGCGTGCTACGGGCAAACATCACTGACAGCAACGGTAAGAAGAATTGGGGAGGCGTCTGGGCTTCGCCGTATACAGCGACTCCGATTGCTTACCAGCTTGAAGAAATCCAGGGCGCCAGCGCCATGAGCAGGGTAGCGAGAATCGTAATGACTGACCCGGACCTCCGCGCGGTCTATGGCACCAGAGCAACCGCCGTCTATAACTTCTGCCGTGACCATATCCTCGCTAAGCACCTCGTCACGCGGGCCGGGTATTCCGCTTACGCCAACTGGAGCCAAGTGACGACGAGCAACACCTCGGACAAACCGAGCATCCTCCTGCGCCTTGTCCTGGACTGCAAAGCCATCAGCGCCGTGCTTGGAAGCTCCGATGCGTCTACCTACGGCTGGGCTACCAAGGCGACCGAACTCGCCGAGGGTATCAAGGATTACAACGGCAAGGAAGCGCGATTCCTTCCGTGGCAAGGCGGACTGATCTGGGGGCACGGCAAGGTGTGGCAGTCCTGGACAGATATTGACACGTCGCACGCGAACCGGCTGCCGTTCGTGGTGATCCAAGGCTTCGAGATGGGCCAGACGTTCACTATGACGCACGTCACGGGGTTGGCCAATCTGCTCACGCTCACGCTCTGGGATCTTTCGACCACATCGCCGCAGTTCAGGAATTTCCTCAGCGGCTATAACGGGCCGTTCCTGAACCGGCCAGCGTGGAACAACGGAAAGATCGCGGATGGCTGGAGCTTGCTCGCCGGGTATGATGCGAGCGCCGCGAGCGCTGTCAAAGCAACGGTGCGGGCAATTTACAACGGTGTGAGCAATCCGAGTCTGTCGTACAACGACTCGCATCTTGCGCGACACGCGCTCATTGGCCATCTGGTTCGTTCTGTGTCGCTGCGCGAGTCGCCGCCTTACGCTACGCTTACCGGCATCGCCACGGGCAGTGGCATAACGGGTATGCTTTGGACACACGTAAGCGGGCCAAGCGGTTGGACTATCGCCAAGCCGACGAGCGCCGCGACAACGATTCTGTTCACCAGCGCTGCTGTCGGTGCGCACACATTTCGGCTTACCGTGTCGTCTGGCAGTCCTGATGTGTCCGACGACGTTGGAGTTACTGTTGTTGCCGCTCCCGCGATGTAGGGTAAAATATTTTATGACAGACACCAATCTAGTCGAAATGCTCCTGCGCACCGTAATCGAGAAACAGACGATTGCATCGAACACGTGGGCGCTCATCATCGCCGCGCTCTTGACGGGATTACCGCCGACTCTCGCCGCGATCATGGCATATATAAAGGCTGCGTCTGCAGAACGGAATACAGTAGAAACCAAACACGTCAACGTCGCTCAGGCGCTCGACCTTAAGGAGATCCATACGGCTGTCAATTCCGGGAAGACGGCTCTCGAAAAGCGGATTGAAGTCCTGGACGGCACTGTGCTGGACCTGTCCAAAAAACTCGCCACCGCACTGGAATTCCAACGCGGGAAGGATCAGGCAAAAGACATCGCTGCTGCCCGATTGGAAGGCGCTGCGGTAATCGAACCAAACAAAACACAATGAAAGGCATTCTATGAAAATTGGATTTCTCTTTTGGTTATTGATGGTCCTGTGGCTGCTGTTCGGATTCATTCCGCAGCCGCCGGGCTCGCCAGCGCCCGTTTACATGCGTTACGGCGGCACGCTGCTCTTGTTCATACTCCTGGCCATTCTTGGATGGGACGCATTTGGCCCTGCCCTGAGCAAGTGAGCACGTGCGTTGGGGCGAGTCTGGAACTCGAAAATAATTTTTCTTAAATTATTCCTTGCATTCCCGCAATTGCGGGAATACAAGTGCGTTCGTGAAAACGAATGTTACGGTTAGCCTTGATTCCGACGACTACTCTCGCGTCCAAGCCCTCAGCAAGAAAACCGGACTCTCGAAAGCGTATCTGGTCAAGAGATGCGTTTTTCAATCGCTTGGAACGATGGAGGATCAGCTTGCCAACATCTGGCAAATAGAGAGCAAAGGTGAAAAGAATTTAGGGCGCTCCGCTTTGCCTCGCAAACGCGGGTGAAGCGCTCTCACCCGGCGCGTTCTTGAAACTTTCGCGCCGGGAAAACGAAAGGACCAAAATGGACAAAATTGAAAAAGCGTATCGAGAGGGGTACGCGGAAGGTTACAGCCAAGGCGAGGAGGACATCAGCCGCTTCGACATCGGCGAAGGCAAGATCAGGCCGAGCACGCGTAAGAAAAATATCGACCGAGCATGGGACAGCTCGAAGGCGAAAAACGCAATCGTCCAACCACCGCTGCCGCTACCGGAATCAATAAAAGAGGAGGACCCATGAACTTGAAGTTGGGTGGAAGCGCAGAAGGAGAAAGTATGAAGATCACTAAAATCACAATCGGAAGGCTCTACAACTTGGGAAATTATGAGCACGTCCGCTACGAACTGACCGCCGAAGTGAAAGACGGAGAAAGCGCCACGACCGCTATCACTGGCATGGAGAAAATACTCGTCGGACTTGCGCCGCTCAAGAATGCCTGCATCAAAAGCGCCGGTGAGCTTAAGCGAATGGCCAACGAAGTCGAAGAAATGAAAACGATGCCGGTAGTGGACTGGGAGCGACGCTACGGACATCGCAAAGGAACGGCTTCGGAGGAGATAGACCGCTATCAGAAGTCTCTTGAGGATGAAACTATCAAGAGAAATGTCGCCCTAGACCGCGCTCGGCAAGCTCGCAAACTATTCGATGACCTCGGCGGCGCGGCACAATGGAAGGATGCCAAACTCGATTGGGATGACTACGACAACGATGACTACGACAACGATGACCAGGAATTCTAACCTATGAGCGACTCAAAAGAACTTGCAGCCGTCGGGCAGCAACTCCCGGCAAAACAAAGTCCAACCGTAGGCGACATGCTCCACGCGGTCATTGAACGCGGGGTGACAGGCGAGAACGTCGCGGCAGTCGCTGAGCTTGCAAAGCTCTGGAAGCAAACCCAGGAATGGGACGCGGAAAAACGATTCGTCGAGGCGTTCGTCGCGCTCCAAGCGGACGTTCCGAAAGTCCAAGCGACCAAGGCTGTACCCAACAACGATGGAACCGTTCGCTACAAGTTCGCACCGTTCGAGGATCTCATGGAGCAAGTGCAACCCATGCTCCAGCGGCATGGGTTCACCGTATCATTCAGCAGCCGGGTCGATGCGGGCCGGATCATCTCGACGTGTATCCTGCAACACGTCGGCGGTCATAAGCGCTTAAACGAATTCGCTGTGAGGATCGGCTCCGGGCCTCCGAAGGCAACTGAGGCGCAGGCGGACGGCGCGGCGGCGACCTACGCGAAACGGTTCGCTCTTACCGAGGCGCTCAACATCGTCGTGGGACATTTAGATGATGACGCACGCAACGAGGGCAGCACCATCACCCCGGAGCAAGCAGCAGCGCTGGCAAAGCGCGTTGTGGCTACAGGAAGCAACGCGGAGGCGTTCCTCAAATACGCCGGTGCGGCGGACTACGAGTCAATCGCGGCGGTGAAGTATCCATTGCTCGATGAACTCCTTAAAAAGAAGGAGCGGAAACCATGATCATCCACGACACCAAACAGGGCTCAGAGGAATGGTTTGGCCTGCGGGCAGGCATCCCGACGGCCAGCGAGTTTGATAACCTAGTGACGCCGCTCGGAAAAATCCGCGAGGGTGAGATGCCCAAAAGTTTTCTCGCGCGGAAAGTCGCGGAAGCATGGCTCGGTGGACCACTACCTTCCGCTGGATTCTTTGATGCCGAACAGGGTCAGATCCTGGAGCAAGAGGCAATCCCGTTCTTGGAATTCGAGTATGGCTGGAAAATCTCGAGGCCGGGCTTCATCACGACGGATGACAAACGGATCGGCTGCTCACCTGACGGCCTGATCGAATCGGAAGGCTGTGGCGTCGAGGTGAAGTGTCCACGGGCAGATACGCATGTCGGCTACCTGCTCTCGGGTGGAATTCCAAAGGACTACGTCTGTCAAGTCCAGGGCTCCCTGCTGGTCACCGGATTGCACCAGTGGAAATTCGTTTCCTACCGGCGGCACTTTCCGTCGTTGGTGCTCACAGTCGGACGCGACGAAAAACTGCAATCGGCACTGACCGATGCGCTGTCGGGATTCCTTGTTTCGCTTCGGGAAGCGATGGAGCGGCTGAAGCAACTCAACGGCGATGATGCGCCGCTCTCACATGCCGCGCTGGTCTAAAGAAAATCTTTCAGCATTCTATGAACGGCAAAATCGTGCTGGTAGTAAAGGACCTCGGCCATGTGCCGAGCTTCAAAAACTCGAAGATGCTGACACGGGGGCGTCTCATCACAAAGCCCGAAAGGCAAAAGTGGATGGCTCGTTGCATCCAAAGTTTTCTTGCTCAGTTGTCTTGCTCGTCTCAGACAATCGCCGTCGAGATGCGAGCGGCGCGCTCGACACCCTACTTGACTGCTTGGTCGCCGCGATTCGACGATTCAGTTCAATGGATTCCTGACATCAAAATCACGACGCAGATTGTGGCAAAAGGCAAAGAGGGGGCAATCGTGATCCTGGAAAAATTATGAGATCGCATTCTTACCGGCCAATCTCACCGCCGGACGGGCCGAAGGACGCGCCGCAAGAACCGTCTGACCCAGAGCAATTCCTCGGACTGAGAATAGTTGATTTTTCACAATTCGATGGTGTCTCGGGGCTGATGGCTCATCTGTTGGAGCCCAATTGCCCAGTGCCGTTCTGGCTGAGGGTAGGGAAAGCGACGTTCGGAATCACGCAACACAATCGAGATGCTGTTGCGCGAGGGTTGTTGATCGCGATGGAGATCGCCGCGCTTGACAAGGAGCGCGGCGAGTGAGATGAATGGCGAGCAGTCAACGGCCCGACAGCCAAACATGAAAATCAATTCTGATCTGGTCCACTCGTCGCAAAAGGCTTCAAGCTTCGCTCCCGCGCGGCTGCATGTGCCTCTGTCGGCTTCGGGTGGACCAACTCAGGATTGATATGCCAGAAAAAATTCCACTCACACCTAACGAGCGAAAGCGTTACGAGATTTGCAAAAAGCAAATCTCGGACGGGTTGCAAACTGTTTTCGATACCGGAACCGCCATTATGGAAATCCGAGACTCGAAATTGTACCGCGAGGAATTCGACACCTTCAAAGATTTCTGCAAGCAAACCTATAAAATCGGCGAGGCCCACGCCTACCGAATGATCGAAGCGGCCGATGTTAAGGATAGTCTGAAAAACTCTCCAATTGGAGAGGAAATTAAAAACGAGGCGCAAGCACGCGAACTCGCCAATGTGCCGGAAAAGCTTCGAGAAAAGCTCATAAAGCAAATCGTCAAATCAGGCGTCCCCGTGACAGCGGAAGCGATCAAAGAAGCCAACGCCTGCCTAACAACCGAGAAAAAAGGGAGTCTGAAAATGTCTCCAATTGGAGACAAAATCAAAAATGACAGTCCGATCAAGGACGCGGTAGAACTGGACCGCGAGCGATGGCCGATACCAGCAAAGTCACTCGAAATCTGGAGTCGCAAACAGGAGATCCAGGAGCTCCTCACGGGGCTCAGCCGGATCAAGTGCAGAGTCGAAAAAGCCGACGGCGACTTGCTCTTCCACGTTCGGAGTTACCAGCGGTGCCTGGAGACTCTCAATGCCGCGTATTTCCTGCTCACCAACTTTATGCCATACGCGGTGTGCCCGGGGTGCAACGGGCAGGTTCCAAAATCCTGTACATGGTGCCTGGGTCGCGGGTTCATATCAGAGCAAGAATGGAATGCGCCGGACGACAATCTGAAAAAGATTAAGAAAATCCGAGCGGCGCAAATAAAATGAGCGCGTTCAAACTCCGAGATTATCAGAGGGAAGCCTCGGACGGCGTGTTGTCTGACTTCAAAGAAAACAGCTCGACGCTCGGGGTGCTCTACACTGGCGGGGGCAAGACGATAATTTTCGCCGATGTCATCCGGCGCATGAGGCCGCAGCGTGCAATGGTGCTCGCACACCGCGAGGAGTTGATCTGGCAGGCGCGCGACAAGATCGAGGCAACGACCGGGCTCAACTGCGAAATCGAGATGGCCGACCTTCGCGCGAACAACACATTGTTCTCGAATGCGGATGTCGTGGTTGGGACTGTCCAGACCCAGATCGCAGGGAAGAACGGCGGGCGCAAGGAGCGGTTCGATCCGATGGACTTCGGGCTTCTGATCATCGACGAGGCGCACCATGCGACCAGCGACAGCTACAAGCAGATCATCGAATACTACCGCAAGAATCCAGATCTGAAAATTCTGGGGGTTACGGCCACACCGGATCGAACCGACGAGGAGGCGCTCGGTCAAATATTTCAATCCGTCGCATTCGACTTCGAAATTTTGGACGGCATCCATGATGGCTGGCTAGTGCCGGTCGATCAGCAAATGGTGAGCATCAAGGGACTCGATTTCTCGAATGTGCGGACCACGTGCGGAGATCTGAATGGTGCTGAACTGGCGGCAATCATGGAGGCCGAAAGCAATCTGCAAGGCGTGGTTGGAAGCGCAATCGAGATCATCGGCGACAAGCGCGCGCTCATGTTCACGTCATCCGTGCTGCACGCGGAGAAGTCCTGCGAACTGTTCAACCGTCACAAGGCGGGCATAGCGGAGTGGGTGTGCGGAAACACGGATAAGGACGTCCGCAGAGACATGCTCAAAAAGTATGCTGACGGTTCGGTGCAGATCGTTGTCAACTGCAATTGTCTGTCCGAGGGATTCGATAATCCGGCAGTCGAAGTCATCATCCAGGCCAAGCCGACCAAGAGCAGATCTCTCTACGCGCAGCAGATCGGGCGCGCCACACGGCCATTGCCAGGCGTTGTGGATGGACCAGAGACAGCCGAATTGCGCCGCGCAGCAATCGCTGCTAGCGCCAAGCCGTCATGCCTGATCGTCGATTACGTCGGAGTCTCGGGGAAACACAAACTCGTTTACGCATCCGACATCCTCGGAGGAAAGGTCAGCGACGCGGCGATTGATCGCGCGAACAAAGTGGCGCAAGACCGTGGTGTCCCCGTGCGCGTATCCGATCTGTTGGACAAGTCAGAGGCCGACATCCAACGTGAAGCCGAAGAGCGGAGGATGGCTGAGGAACGAAAACGCGCAGAAGAATTGCGGCGCCGGGCCGTCGTCGCGAAAGTGTCCTACTCCGCAAAATTCGTCAATCCGTTCGACGTCCTGGAAATTATTCCCGTGCGGCAGCGAGGTTGGGACAACAATCGGATGCTTTCCGAGAAGCAGCGAAATCTGTTGCTCAAGCAAGGCATCAACGCAGACGAGATTCCCTACGCGCAAGCCCGGCAATTGATCGGTGAGATTTTTCACCGCTGGGGAAAGCATCAGGCGACGTTCAAGCAGGCGAAAGTCCTCAAGAAATACGGCTATGAAACGAAAGTCTCCATGACCGAGGCGACGAAGATCATCGACGCAATCGCGGCCAACGGTTGGAAGAAACCTAACGCCGTGCTCCAAGCGCCGCCCACACCACCGGCTCAATCGGACGCGCCGCCAATCGAACACTACGACGAGGTTCCATTTTGAGTGCGAGTATCCAATGGGTGAGGGTGACGCGGACTAACAAATGTCCGGTGTGCGATCACGGAGATTGGTGCACCTACAGCCAATTAGGATCTTGCTGCATGAGAGTCCAGAGCGATAAGCCGATGAAGAATGGCGGATGGCTCCACGCGACAGACGGTGAGACATCGCGCGTCCAACCAGTTACCCAAGAGAAGGTCAAAGCAAAGTTGAACGTCACGGAACTGATGCGCGAATGGAAGAGCAATACGCTGCCTGAGTGGATCGATCAGTTAGCGACGGAACTTGGAGTGTCTAGAGTGTCGCTCGTCGCGCTAGGGGTTGCGTGGGCAGCGGAACACCGCGCTTGGGCATTCCCGATGTTCGACGGCTACGGCGAGCCTATTGGAATCCGGCTCCGAACTATCGAAGGCAGAAAGTTGGCCGTGGCAGGCAGCCGCAACGGATTGTTCATTCCCGAAATGCCGGCCGCTCGAACAGCCTGGATCACTGAGGGACCCACAAGCGCCGCGGCGGCCATCACGCTCGGCTTGTTCCCAGTGTCGCGTCCATCCTGTAGCGGTTCGCTGGGTGACGTCCCAATTGCCTGCCGACGGCTCGGTATCCAGCGGGCAGTGATCGTCGCGGACAATGATCGCGACAAGTCCATGCCGAACGGATCCACATGGAATCCAGGTGTAGGATCGACTGTGAAACTGGCTGAGATTATGAAAATCCCGACGTGCGTTTACGTCCCCCCGGCTAAGGATATCAGAGATTTCTTACGGCTCGGTGGAACCGCTGAAATGATTCATGCGACCGTAAAAAATCTCGTGTGGCGCGTGGACCCGAAGGCCGAAAACCTATGACCACTGAAAACCACAACGAACACTCAGCGCTCGACCATTTTCTCGAAACTCATGGCGAAGATTTCCTGTCGTGGCGAGACGGCTGCATCGTTGTCGAAACCTACTACGACAAGAAATTTCGGGCGCTTGGCGGCGACACGCGGCGTCTGATTTCATTCTTCGAGGACTACTGCAACATGACCGATGCGAGCCGTCACTATCTCGCCGCACTGAATGGTTAAGAGTCATTTATGAGCAGAAGTGGATATAGCTACGAATGTGAAAATCTCGAACTCTATCGAGCCTCCGTGGACCGTGCGCTGCATGGAAAACGCGGACAAGCGTTCCTCCGTGAACTCGCCGCCGCGATGGACGCAATGCCCGAGAAAGTGCTCATCGCTGGAGAACTTGTGAGCGAAAAAGGCGAGTGCTGCACCATCGGCGTGGTGTGCAAAGCTCGACAATTGGATGTCAGCCGCGTGGACTGCTACGATCCTGATTCCGTCGCCAAGGCAATCGGTGTAGCGCGTTCTATGGCTGCGGAAATCGAATACATGAACGACGAGTGGGGAACGGCAAGTGAACTGCCGAACGAGCGATGGAATCGGATGCGCAAATGGGTGTCCGACAACCTCGCGGCTCAGACTCCTAACGACAAAGCTCAGCGACCTGGCACATGACCCGTTCCGCACTAATCCTATGCCTAGCACTCTCGGCTTGCTCCACTAAGCAACCCGAGGGCATCGAGACAATCCCGCAGGCGGTTGAGATGGGTGCCTACCTCGCAGCCAAGCGCACGATCTTAGTCAAACCGGACTACCGGCAGGACTTCCAAAGCTGTGCGGACACCCTTGGAGTGCTTATCGACGATTGGGGGAACATGGATGCGCCGCGCCCGATCACGATGAAGCAGCTTCAGCAAACCCTCGCATGCTTACCTGTGTCAGAGATGCGCTCCTCCGGCGGCGCGCTGATTGTCCGCAAGGATGATGTGCTATTCAACTACGAGCCACTGGCACGCGAGATGATCCTGCCCGTGGCCGTCGCTGTGCGGGCGGGGCTGGAGCGGTTCCTAGAGCATGACGACCATTGAAACTTTATGCGCATACTGATCCCAGCATATTTCTACCCGGGGCCGATTTGGGACACGTTGATCGAAACAGCGTCCGACGGTGTGAGTGTCATCATCAATCCCAACAGCGGGCCTGGGGCACTCTACAGCGACAATTACGGACGGCTGTGCGTGCAGTTGCGTAAGCGCGGTATTGACATGCTGGGTTACGTCGCCACGGGGTGGGGCGAGCGACCAATGATAAAAGTGCATTCCGACATTGACACTTACCGCTTGTTCTACGGAATCCAGAACACATTCCTTGATGAAGCCGCCACAAGCCCAGAGAAGCGCGATTATTACGGTGAGTTTTACCGCGATAGCCTTGGAATGGTGATCCTCAATCCCGGAACTATCCCCGATGAATCCTATACCGAAGTCAGCGAGGTGCTGGTGATATTTGAAGATTCACTGGCCACTCACAAGATCGCAAAGTTCCCGTCGTGGCTGCGCCAGCATCCGCGGGACAAGTTCGCGCAGATCGTTCACACATGCCCCAAGGCGGGCGAGATGCGCAAAGCTCTCGCTCGGATTAAGCCGGTCGCCGGTTGGGCCTATGTGACAGACGACGTGGTGCCTAACCCTTACGATTCGCTGCCGGGCTACTGGCGCGAAGAACTCAAGGTGACAAAATGAATGACAAACATCAAAAGGCCGGGTTCGCTCCAACCCGTTGTTCGAGCGTCCGGTAAACGACTTACAAACAATCGAAAGAAAAGTAAAAATAGTTCTTGATATACGCAACCGATTGCGTATAGTAATACCAACGATAGCAATGAAGCTGTCGGGTAGCTGAAAGAACAAAATGAAAGATCGGAAACAATACTACGTTCGGTGGAACAACGACTCATACGCTGGAGCTTTGGATGGTCACTATACCTCGAAGAAAAAAGCTAAAAAGGCGGCGGCGGCGGCGCGACGGGACGACAAGAAATATCCAGCGTTTCAGTCACCGTGTCGGTTCACGGTAGAAGTGCTTGAATCATGAAAAACCCAGCCGCGGTAGCTCTTGGCCGGCTTGGTGGTAAAGCCGGGACTGGAAACGCCAAAGCGCGGACCTCGGAGCAGGCCCGCGCTGCGGTCAATGCTCGGTGGGCCAAACGCAAACCCAAGCGCGTCGCCCGGCGCTCGAACGACTGAAATGAGCGACCGGAGGCGTAATATGTCAACCGCATGTCACGAACCAAAACCCAAGGTGACAAAATGAATGACAAACATCAAAAGGCCGGGTTCGCTGCATCGACTAATTCGGAGAAATATGACCATGACGAAGTGCGATGCGATGAGATGGCCGACTCGGACTGCGAGAACAAGTCAGTTGGAGACCCTCGGACATGCTGCGTGTGCGCCGGCCATGATTGCGCCTTGGCACGAGCAGAACGCCTGAAGCACCCGGCGCGTATTTCGCCTTTAACGACCGAGTTGAAACACCGAATAATCAGAGATAACAGTTGACAATGCGAACTAGCACGCATAGAGTAAGCGTATGAAAGAGACGATACGAATGAAAAAGCAAATCCAAGTGCCGACCAGCCGTGAGCAGGTGGCGCTGGAAGCGCTGCGTGAACTCCCCGAGGTCAGCGTAGAGAACATCCCTGGCTGGTCGGCGCATGTCGAAGCGTGCAACTGCCTCGCTGCTGCCGAGGCGATGGTAAAGGATGCGGAATCGGCAATGCACGAGTCGGCCAAAACAATCCGGGCATACATCTCCGCCAACTGGAAGCCGGAAGAAGTAAGTGAAAACGTGCGCTCCGTGATGATGGTGTGGTGAAATGAACAAATGCCCGAAATGCGGCCACGAATGGCCGGACAAGAAACGAGCTAAAGGCGGCAAGGCTCGTTGGAGGGGGATGGGGAAGAAGGCCCGCTCTGATGCCGCATCAGAAGCCGCGAAAGCACGGTGGGCGAAGCGTCCCTGACCTGCAAAAAACACCGAATAAAAAATATGAGCAAAATCGAAATATCCCGATGCAACCCATGGCTGAAGAAGGTGACGGCGACTCATCCAGTCTATCACTTGGACGGCGACTTCGTCGCCCAATCCCGGCGCGTGAGTCGTCAATACGCCATCTACGACGTCAACGAGCCCGGGATCTATCAAGGACCCAAGCTCGGCAAGGGGCAGATGGTGGCAGGCAGCCGACGGATAGATAGCGGCCTGATCCGCGTGGACGAGGCTGGCGATGTATGCGAGATCACGCTGGACGATGCCCGCGCAGCGTTAGAAGCGACCCTGAAAATGAAGAATACAACCTGAAACTATGATAAAATCCACAGCACAAATAACATCGTACGACGACAGTTACATTGACCCCAAGGATTACGGAGCAATTGGCGACGGAAAACTGCACCGAGTCGCTCAGCGCTACAATTCCCTGGAGGCCGCTCGACTCCGCTGGCCAGGCTGTTCGACGCTCGACGATACGGTCGATTGGTGCGCCGCTCAGACTGCGCTCGATTACGCAGCGATACGGATAAAGGAATCGGTGCCTTACTTTGCGGGCGATAGCATTGCGCGCACCGGTAGGAGCTGGTCTCCGACGGTGCGTTTTTCGCCCGGCGATTACGTCATCAACCGACCGCTCATGCGGTACCCTCACGTGCCGATTCGCGGAACGAGTTGGAGCAACACCACGATCCGATTAGCCGACGACGGTTGGTCACAGTTCGCCGACCGATTGACAACCAACCGCCAAGGGACGGTATGGTGTGGCAACATCTCGGGCAAATCCGCCTTGCTCTGGATTCTTTGCGACCAGGAATGGCCAGCCTTAAGCGGCCGCTATGTGGCGGAAATGGAGGATGAGATCAGCAATCTCACGCTCATTTGTCACGACGGACCGGCGCTCTATTTCGATGGAAACACCAACCTCGTCAAAATCCACGACCTGAAGATCAAAGGCTACGGCGCCGGGCCGACCGGGATCGGGATCGTTAGCAACAATGCAACCTCGTCCACCCAGATCACCAATCTTGCCATCGGCCCGAACGTCGTTATCGAGGGTTGCGTCGCGGCTATCGTCCTTGACAAGGTCGTGGAGGGGAACATCTGCGCGCAGATCGAATCCTGCCAGAATGGGATATTCGTCGCTCACGGCAAGGGTGTGATCATCTCCGGGTGTGTTCTATCCAATGACATCCCGAACAAACCTTTCGGGAACGGGATTTTCATCGGTGTGAGTCAAACGTGCATCGTAGCCAATAACATCATTTCTGACATAGAGCAGAAAGCGATCAAAACACTCGGTGACGTGAACGTGCAAAACAATAAGATCGTGATCAAGAATGGAGCGCAGATCAACCACTCAGGCTACGCAATCCATATCGTGACTCCTGCGAATCAGTTCGGGGGTGATACCAGCGTGCTCGCCGGGCTCTACGGGCCGGTCATCATTACCGGCAACTCGCTGCGATGTGATGTCAAGCCAAAATCCAAGCCGTTGCCGGGTTTCCCGAATCCAAAACCACTCGATCCAATCTTTTTGGATGAAGCGGCTGGCGAACTAATATATGCACTCGTTAGTGACAACCTTTTGATCTAATGACCACCATCCAACTGATCGCCATAGCCGCGCTGTCCATAGGACTCGCGGGCGTCGCTGTCGTGATCGCTGCCTTAGTCCATCACCGCCGCAATACCTGCTGGACTCAATGTCACAAGTGCGGCGTCCATTTCAACTCTTGGGGTGATGTGTGCTCGTACCCGGATCATGGATGGGTCAGGCCGGATCTGGGCACGTGCGGGATGTGCTCGGAGGCTCAAATCAAATGAAGAAATGGAGATTTACGATCAGAAGAACAAAAGGCCTACGACCCCCTACCCGACCACCCTCTGCGAATACTGCGTTTCCCTGGACGAAGTAGCCGAAGCGGACTGTGCGCTGGCGATCCAGTGGTTAGACGGATTTTTTAGCATCTTAAGGAACGAGATTAAAATGACCTAAATCCTACGAATGTAGGAAGTCTTGGACATCGGTTGGACAATCTGAAACGCAAAACCCGAAAGTTGTGAAATATTTCACAAGCGTAAACGCAAGTGGTTCAAAATCAGGATTACAAAATTAGAGGTTGACACTAAAACCCCAACCGTGCTCTTAGTGCTAATGCTGTCCATCCTGCGAAGGTCGAAAGTAGTGCGCTTTCTTTTTCCGTTTTCTTTTTTCAAAGTTGCGCTTACATGCTTCTCATGTTTGCTCTCGCTTCGCAGTCCCCCTCCGCGCCACGCGACCAGTGAAGTCAATGTCTTCTATGCGGTCGCTATGCCCGACGCGCCAGAGGGCGGGTTTTGTGCGAATGCGAATGGGTCAATGTAACTGTCGTCGTACGATGTTATTTGTGCTGTGGATTTTATCATAGTTTCAGGTTGTATTCTTCATTTTCAGGGTCG